TAAAACAATGAAAGCAAAATATTTTGGAAAATGTAAGTTATCTGGCGCACTTATTAAGCCAGGTGATTATATTTTGTACGACACAAGTAATAAAACAGCACAACTGCAACCCGATTCGGACACTATAACTTTCATCGGTGAGAACGGGCCTTCTACCTTTTACCGAAATAAACGTGGACGCTGTATTGATGCACCATGCTGTGGTTGCTGCACAATTTAAGGGAAATAAATGATTTATGCAATTGCAGCCCTAATCCTTAGAATACTTTCAGGAAAACGATAAACCCACAACCCGCCATAAAAAGCGGGTTTTTTTACGTCTATAAAAAGCCCTTGTTTAAGGCTCTAAGGGACTTTACCCTTCCCACGCTATTCCCTAGTGCCTAAAAACGTCTTAAAAGGGGCTTGAATGGTCTTCTAGGGGCATTTCCTGCGTCAATCTGCGAATGGTAACGTCAAGGGCTGACAACTCATCCATTTTTTTGATGCGCCAAATGGCCTTAGTGCCATGCCAACTATTATGGCAATCCCTGCATAAAGCAATAACGCAATATTGTAGTTTTTGCTCTATGTGATGTGCATCGCTTGGCCCATGTTGATCGCACACTGAGCATGGCAATAGCTTAACTTTCCCTATGTGTAGCCTATGCTTTGCGCTTAGTTTATTGTTCATTGGGTGTTTTTTATTTCATGTCTAGCACTGTATTGCTCAGTTCTGTACACCTCAATGCGTGTTTGTGCTGCTGTCATTAGCCAGCGATAGCGTTCTTCTAATTCGACTGCTTCCCTGATTCCTTCCAATATCTGAATGTAATCAGGGTGAGCATAGGCATAGGTTTCCTGTTTTCCTAAAACCTCAATTCCAGCTTGTGACATGAGCTGAGCTTTTCTGCTTTTCCTGAATTCCTCAAGATACATTCTGTCGGCTTTGGCTTTGGCATACAGCGGAGCAGTGTCAATCAGGTATTGAATGGCTTTAGTTGGTTCGTTCATTTTTGTCCCCTTGCTCGGATGGCATCAGAAATAGACTCCCAAACTGGGTCAATTTCATCAGCCAACTTTGCACACGCTTCACGCTCATTCTGCGCTACTAGATTTGCAAATTGTCTTAGCGCGTAGTGCTGACCTTGGGATGGATAAGGCAAGAACTCATTTATCAATTTGGTTAGTTCATCTTGTGTCATACGATTTCCACCACTTTGTCACCATGTGATTTGATGTAATTCTTGGTCTTTTGAATATATTTCTCAAATTCTGACCTAGAAATGCTTGATTGTTGAAGGTCTGCGTATTCGATTAGGTCTCTCACGGCTTGAATTCCCTCACCCGATAAACCCATTTTTCTTGTGTTTTGATAGCGTTCGGATGCCTGATGCAATGCGTCTTGTGCTTTTTGGCAAACAGGCATAACTTCATCTTTCCCGATGTTGTTTCTTGCCATCGTTTCGGATAGGTTTAGAACGTCAACAAGGGTTCTCCAATCGTGGATTGTCCCTTGTCCCTTGGTCATTGCTTCTAGGGCTGAGTATTCCATCATTCTGAGCTTGTCCAATTTATCCCTTTGAGTAATTGAAGCACCGACCACCGCATGAGTGATCGGGTCTATCAATGCCCAAACCTTGCGCTTGGTCTGCTTTCTCATACATCTTCGGTTTTGTAGTTCAGTTTGTGATGCTGAAACCGCATGGCTGCTTCGCACTCCATCTCTTTGAATTGCTCATCAGAGAATAGCCCAATGACGTTTTTACCCTCAAACCAAACCTCTTTGATAGACTCGTTATAGGTTGTCTCTCCATCGTTTTCATACTCATAAACGACAGTAACCACTTCGCTACCCGCACCTGTTGTTGTGTCAAATTCCCAAGTTTTTTCCATGATTCACTCCTGTTAAAAATTAAATGTTATTCCTTTTGTGGAATGTTTTGAATAGGGATAAACCCTAATCTAGGCATTCTTTTACGCAAATATCAACGCCTGGCAGACTTGAATAAACCTTCGTAACATGGATGTTGATGATCTGAGAATCGTCATGGTAGACAACCCCATTCATGCCATCTTCTACGCTTTTTAGGATGTTACTTGCGTCAGGTTTCTTTGTTGGCTTCTCTGAGCCGTTTTCAATGGCTTGCAGTCTCTTTTTGGTTGCCGATGCGGGGATTGGCACTCGAATGTACAGATAAAGGCTCACAGGGGTTTCCAATGGTTCTGAGCTACCCATTGCTTCCCTTGCGGCTTCTTTAATCAGGGTTTCATAGGTTCTTGTCTTCTCAGGGGTGTAAGTTTGGATAAAGTTGCCCCTTTTGACGTATCTAGCCCTTTGTTTACCAACAGGGTTAGCGTCTACTTTAAAAGTCACCATGAATGTCATGTAAGAATCCTTATTGATAAATCATGCAAATAAAAGTTGTTGCGTTTTTACTGTAGTTCCAGAGTCATATCTTGTGGTTTCGCCTTTTGGATATGGTTGGACTTCATATTTCAAAAAACTATTTAATTGCTTCTTTTGATATTTGTTCCCACATATAAACACATACCTATGTTTTTGGCTTCTTTCAGAGTAATAAAAATCATCTTTGAATTTTTCTTTAAGAAGCTCTAGTGTCATGCCTTGAGCTAAATGTCTGTTGTGCTTATGTTCTTGACCTTTGATGTTCCAATTGGTTCTTTTAACGCTTAAACCTAGGTAAATAAAATTACAAGCCTGGTAAACATATCCAACATGGCCTTGTCCTGTATCAGCGTAAGAAATTACTATTGTTGGCTTTGGCAACAGTTTCATAGAATTTGCCACCAAAAAAGATGCTTGATTTTTGTCGTTATCCAACAAACACAACCGATTCAATTCAACAACAATTGATTCTTGTTCTTTTCCGCAAATACCCCTAGCAACCATTGGCGATCCTGGCAAACCATAGGTTACAACACCAATAAGTTTGTCTCCTTCATACAGACCAAAGGCATACATAATCATTGGCAATCTTTTGGCGTAATGCTTTTCAAGTAACCAAGGCTCTACCTCGAAAGCGTTAATTGGTAAAACCTTCATTTAAGATTCTCCATGCGTTTGCAGCCACTCTTGGTACTTGTGCATTTCCAATGGCCTTAATTCTGTCCACTTGTCCGGGAAGTCCATTATGAGTTCTACAAAGTCCGGGTGATAGTATTGAGCGCAATCCTTGCTCGTCCTTACCCACTCGGTTGTAAAACTTGCTCTGTATTCTTGGCTTCCCCAAAACCGCTTTTTTGCCGCCCCTCTCCACATACTTGTTACTGGAGTTGGTAGCCAACACCCAAATTCGTTCTCTCCGATGGGGTAATCCAATGGCATCTGCTCCCAACACTCCCCATTTCGCATCAAACCCCATTTTGGCCAGGTCTCCGAGAACTCTTCCAAGTCCTCTAGAAGTGAGCATTGGTGAGTTCTCCACGAAGACGTATCGAGGCTGAACTTCACAAACGATCCTTGCCATTTCTCCCCAAAGTCCTGACCTTTCTCCGTCAAGTCCTGCGCCTTTTCCTGCGGCTGAAATGTCCTGACAAGGGAATCCACCTGAGATGACATCGACTTTTCCTGCCCAAGGTTTGCCATCGAATGTTCGGATGTCGTCCCAGATAGGGAATCTAGGTAAGAGTCCATCAGCTTGCCGTTGCAATAAAACTCTGCGTGGGTAATCTTCGATTTCAACGGCTGCAACAGTTCTCCACCCGAGCAAATGTCCTCCAAGGATTCCCCCTCCAGCTCCCGCAAATAGTGCCAACTCATTCAATTTGTCCTTCTTTCATTTGACGCATATAAAACCTGACCCGATCTCTTGCTCCTGATCCATAGACCTTTTCGCAACGCTCAAGCCTGGCACGAACAAAATCATTGTCTCTCAGGGATTGCCAAGTTCGGTATATCTCCCTTGCTTCGGCTTTCTCTAAAACAACTCTGTCTCCCTCATTGGATATTACTTTTCTTGAATACGCCATAGGGGTTTACTCTAGGTCGCCAGTAAGCTCTAAGGCTTGGTTAATCAGGTGAAGCGGAAAGGGGACTCCATCTTTTACTTTGTCTAACAGGATCATTGCATCAAAGTGGCTCATAGTCATTCCTTTTATGCTTCTCAAGCCACTGCCTAGCCTTTTCTTTGGCTTGTAGGGCTGCTTGTTTGTCGGCTTGGGTAGATTGCTTTTCGATCTGCAAAACCTCTTTGATTGGGATGTGTGGCCCTTGGTTGCACAGATTCCTAAACTTGATGGCGCTCGGAATAAACTCACCCTCTAGTTTGGCAATGGCAAAGTCCATGCTGGGGCGGTATGTCAGGAAACGACCTAGTTGGTTTTTCCACTCTTGTCGCACAAACTCTGGGTCTATGCCATCAAAGTGGCGGTTAAATGGTGTTCCAAAGATAGCCATCATTCTCGCAAAGATGTAATCTAATCCTTGGTCTGCTGTACAGAAATCAGTTTCCGAGTAGTTTGACATTTCCACCTCCAATTAAGCCTCTTGTTAAACCAGAAATAACCCGCTGGTTCATCTGACCAGTTTTGCTCAGGTTTTCGTCTTTAACCCAATCAGCTTTGAAAGATTGCCAGTTTCGGACAATGGTTTCTTTCAATGCGTCTTCCAATGACCAACCCGCAATACTTGCTTCCTTTTGTATGCCATCAATAACCAACTGAGTGACACGAGCCTTCTTTGACTTACGATGAGAAACAAACTCTTGCCAAACAGAATCAGAAACACCGACAGGTGTTGCAACGACAGTTGCTTTCTTTTGTGTCTTGTGTTCTGTGTCTTGTGTTATGGGTAATGTGTTATGTGTAGCATTGCTATCGGATAGCGGAGGCAATGCGTTCGCATCCTTCTTATTCCATCTAGCTTTAGCACTAGCACTAGCCTTCTCTGATTTGTCACCAGCTTTGGCTATTTCCTTGTTTGCCCTATGATGAATCCATCCATCCTCAGTACATTCGAAATACTCTCGCAATACGATTGCAATGCTTTCGGTATGCGAACGCATACGAATCTGTCTTGAAACTTCTAGTTCATCAAGTGGAATTGGTGTTTCATGGAGATAGTACCAATCAAGCATTCGCCTGTAGACTAAATCTTCGATGTCAGAAAGATGTGAAGTGTGACTGTTGTAGTCACCAATATTGAACTGGTAGTAGTGCATAGCTGTCTCATGTTCCAATTCTCCCAAAAGAAACTGCGGCAGGAGGGGAGACTTCTCTTTTCGATAGGGAGATCAAGCCCTATCTAGCCGTGTTTCAAAACATTGTATCAAATAAATTGATTGTTGGTAATTTCGTTTTCTGGTTGTCTGCCAAGCAATCGTTTAGCTTGAGAGTTCATAGAAGCATACTCAGCCTTAGAGAAGATGCCACGAGCGTTTCTAATGTCAAACGGGGTTAGCAGGTCACGAGACTCTTCTACTGGTTTATCCTCAACCATGTGTGGTTCTAGGGTGTACTTACAAACCCATGACCTGCCCAGCTTAATCTTTTCAACAGTAATTCTTTTCTTATGATGCAGATGTTTGCAAGCAGCCACTATATGTAGTCTAGGGATGCCAGTTAGGTCTTCTATTTGGTAGGAGGTAAGCGATCCATTCTGCAATGCTTGAATAACTGATTCTTGGGTCATTTGTATAGGTTCTCTAGGTTGATTTTGCGGTTTAGGTGTATCTCTATTGCCCTACCAAATAAAGCGGTCATAGCGGCTTCTAAGTCCTCTGGTTGGTTGATGTAAGCGTCAGCCATTGACTCTGCATAAGC